TTAGAGGTGAAGAGTCTCCGGCTCGTTTATTATCTTTAACTGGTGCTGTGACATACAAGGGTGAGACGTGGGGTAAGTTACTAGACAAGGATAATGACAAATATACTTTCTACCCTATCTATGACTGGAGTTATACAGACGTATGGAAATCAATTCACGATAACAACTGGAAATATAACAGGGTTTACGACCAACAGTTTAGTTGGGGTGTTCCGGTACTGGAGATGAGAGTATCAAGTTTGTGCCATGAGACATCTGTATCTAATCTTAAATACCTTCAAGAAGTGGAAAAAGAAACATGGGTTAAGTTAACTCAACGTCTCAAGGGAATTGACACCGAAGGCAAGTTTGGCAAAGACTTGGGATGCCCTAAACAACTACCGTATATGTTTAAGACGTGGCACGAGTATAGAGGCTATTTGGCTGAGAACTTGTTGCCGGAAGGTGTTGGCAAGGATAAGATATTAAAACGCTTTAAAACGTGGGATTCTTGGTTTGGGCATTTACAAGGATATTACAGGGTTTGTATTAATACAGTCCTAAAGAACGATTATCACTTCACTTTGTTGGATAACTACAGAGTGGCAAACAATAAGAAAAAAAAAGATGTAACGGAGGATATGTATGTCTAATGAAAGAGACTCACAACCAATCAGCCATGTCTTATGGATTGACCTAGATAAGATTGAGGCTAATAATTACAACCCAAACTCAGTAGCAAAGACAGAATTGAAGTTATTACAAACATCCATTTTGGCAGATGGTTATACACAACCAGTCGTAACATTCTATGACGAAGAACGAGATATGTACACAATCGTTGACGGGTTTCATAGATTCACTTGTTGTAAGATTAACAAAGAGATTAACCGTAGAACTGGAAACAAACTACCTATCGTTGTAATCAAGAAAGATATCAATGACAGAATGGCATCAACTGTGCGACACAACAGGGCTAGAGGCAAACACTCGGTTGAAGGTATGAGTGACATGGTATTCAAAATGCTAGAGAATGGAATGTCAGATGCTGAAATTTGTTCAGAGTTAGGCATGGAGGCTGAAGAGATTATAAGACTTAAACACCTTACAGGATTCTCTAAGTTATTTGCTAACGTAGAATACAGAACCGCTTGGGAATCAGACAAACAACTACGATTAAGAAAGGAATATATAGATGGAAACGACAAAGATAAAGATTAGTGATTTAAAGCCTTACAAAGGTAACGCTAGAATCAATGATAAAACAGTTGAGAAACTGGTAGATGCTTATGAGAGATATGGCTATGTAGTTCCAATAGTAGTAGATCAGAATAACGTGGTTGTAGCAGGACACGCTAGACTAAAGGCTGCCCAAAAACTAGGCTGGAAAGAGATTGATTGTCTAACGTCAGATTTGTCAGATGAGAAGAATAAAGAGTTCCGTGTTATTGATAACAAGATTCAAGAAATATCAGAATGGAATGATGAGTTATTGGTTGTTGAATTAAGAGCATTAGATTACCTAGTGTCAGAATTTGACATGAAGATTGAATCAGCCCTAACAACTAGCTTCGGTTTAGATGTAAGCGAAGTAACAGATGAAGATATTAAAAAGTCAGCAGATGGTTTTGATAATGTATTTGGCGATAGAGTAGATAAAGCACAAGATAGGATTGTAAGTATTTGCTGTGAGCATTGCGGTACTGAATTTGGTGTTGAAGCAGAGAAGGTAGGACTATGAATATTGTAGATATAAAACTAGATGACATTACTCCGTACTGGAGAAACCCTAGAGACAACGATGAAACTGTACCAGCCCTAGTAAAGTCAATAGAGAGATATGGATTCAGAGTGCCTTTGATTCTTGATAGGCAGAATACAATCATTAGTGGTCATACCCGATTCAGAGCAGTAAGAGAATTAGGATGGGATACAGTACCGTGTGTAATAGCAGACATAGACGACAAGAAGGCTAGAGAGTTAAGAATCATTGATAACCGTATTCATGAATTAACAGAATGGAACGAGGATGAACTTCAAAAGGAATTAGACAGCATTATAAACTTGAGTGAAACGCTCAACTTCTTTGAAGGAACATTAGACGGAGTGTTCGGAATAGCAACAGAAGATATGTCAATGGAACTGGATATAGAAGCGGTAGATGAAGAGCCTCAAGAAGAAGTGTTAGTAATCTGTCCTGTTTGTATGGAAATGACAAAGGTTATCCCTGTATGATTGTAGAGCAAACTCGGATTATAGTAGCCACAACAGGGGATAGACCAACACTACTATTTGCGTGTCTTAATTCATTGTATAAACTGATGCCGGAATACAAGGTTGTGGTGGTCGCTCAAGAAACACCGGACATTGTAAAAAAGAACCTCCTAACATTACAAAAGATTAGAAAGGAATGGGGGTTAGAGTTTGTATGGCATGATAAGAAGTCGGGACCACATTCTGCAAAAGTGTCTGTATTAGAGAAATACCCCGATACAGAATTATGGGTTTCAATGGATGACGATATGGAAGTCATTAAAGAAACTAATTACAAAACAGCATTAGAGAAAGCATTAGAAAGCAAAGTAGGAATTATTAGCTGTAACTGGGTAAGAACCGAATCATTAATAGCGAAGAGGGATAACAAAGATAAGTTCGTTTCGCAAAAACTCATATACACAGGTGGAGGTTTTGTATTTTCTAAGAAGATAGCTAAACTTGTTTTACAACTACCAAATAGACCATATTCATTTGATGACTGTTTGTGGGCGGGCGTTGCTTATTCAGAGGGATATACCAACTATAGATATTTAGGGAGTTTATGTATTCATAGGGTGTGTTCAAAAGGTGGAAGGCAAAGTTTTTTAATGAAGGCTGAGTCAGCATTGCCACCAGATGGATATGTAATTATGACACCGTGTAAAAAGCAGATGTACCCATACAAAACAGCAAATTATTATATGCCAAAGCCTAACGAGGTTCATCCCGATGCTGAAGCAAATCACATACGAAATAAGAAAGGATAGACAATGGATACATCACAAAGACCAGTAAGAAAACAGATAACTGAAGATAACAAAAAGAACTTCTTAAAAGCCTATAAAGAGAGTGCTGGAAACATTGCTCACGCTTGTAGGGCAGCGAATATAGATAGACAAACCTACTATAATTATATTGGGAAATTCGACTCCTTTAAAAAAGAGTGCGATAATATCAAAGAAGAGAACATTGATTTTGCTGAATCTGTACTAATGGGTGAGATTAAAAACAAGAACATGACGGCTACTATTTTCTTCCTTAAAACCATAGGTAGAAACAGAGGGTACATTGAAAGACAAGAGATGGATATTGATGGAGACATGAATCTAGTCGTTGAGTTTATTGACCCAGATGCCGACTAAAAAACCTTCAGTAAGAATACCGAGAGTATTTAAACCACTATGGAAGCACTATAGATATAAAGTTTATTATGGTGGGCGTGGTGCGGGTAAGTCTTGGAGTTTCGCATTAACACTTCTAATCATGGGAGTGAAACAACGTAAGCGGGTTTTATGTACTCGTGAGGTACAAGGCTCAATGAAGCAGTCTGTACATAAGTTGTTATCCCAATGTATTGAGATATTAAAACTTGGCAGTTTCTATAGGGTAACCCGTGACGGTATCTTTGGCAGGAATGGTACTGAGTTTATTTTTCATGGATTAAAGCACGACCCGATGCAAATCAAGTCTTTAGAGGGTGTGGATATTTGTTGGGTGGAAGAGGCTCAAAAGATTAGTAATGAATCATGGGATATTCTAATACCTACTATTCGTAAAGCAGGTTCAGAGATATGGGTATCGTTTAACCCAAACCTAGAGACAGACCCAACCTATGTTAAGTATGTTGTTAATGAGCAAAGAGATAACGCATTAGTTGTTAAGGTTAATTATTGGGATAACCCGTACTTTGGTGATGAGTTAAGGGAGGAGTTAGAATATCAAAAAGAATTAGACTATGACGATTATCTTCACATCTGGGAAGGGCATTGTAAGACTTCATCTGAATCACAGATATTTAAAGGTAAGTTTGCCGTTGAAGAGTTTAAAGCACCGGAAGGCGTTGTATTCTATTACGGGCTAGACTGGGGTTTTTCACAAGACCCAACAGCCGTATTAAGATGTTATATCATTGATAGGGAACTTTACATTGACTATGAATCTGGTGGCACTCAAGTTGAGTTGGATAGCACCTATAAGTTAATTGATGCCATACCGCAGTCAAAACAATATACAATAAGAGCAGATTCAGCACGACCAGAGTCTATATCTTTCGTTAAAAGACAAGGATATAAGATTGAATCTGTCCATAAGTGGGCGGGTAGTGTTGAAGATGGAATTGAGCATATTAGAAGTTTTAGGAAGGTACATATTCACACTAGATGTTTACAGACAGCAAGTGAGTTTGTGAAATATAGTTACAAGGTTGACAGAGTTACCGGAGATATATTACCTACGATTATTGATGCGAATAATCATTACATAGATGCGTTGAGATACGCACTACAACCAATGATTAAGCGTTTAGGAAAGCCGAAGATGGCAAGGGTTATAGGGGCATAGAATGGGCATTGAAAACAAACATCCGTATTACGTAGAGGCGTGTAACCAGTGGTCACGCATTAGAGATTCACATAATGGCAGTGATGCCATCAAGTCAAGAGGTGAGGTGTATTTGCCTAAGCTTAGTGGTCAAGACAAAGACCAGTATGACGCTTACAAATTACGAGCTATGTATTACAACGGTATTGAGAGAACTGTAAAAGGTCTTATCGGTGCAGTAATGCGTATTGAGCCTATTGTTGAAGCCCCTGAAAAGGTCAAAGAATGGTTGGGAGATATTACAGGCACAGGTATTCCGTTAAACGACTTCATTGGTTATGTTATTAGTGAGCAGTTATTAATGGGAAGACAAGGTATCTTAGTTGACCGAAGTGATGAACGCCCATACTTAACTGGCTACTGTACTGAGCAAATTACAAACTGGTTAGATGATACTGTTGTCCTTCAAGAAACATACCGAAAGGTTGACCCGAAAGATAAATACAAATCAGAATATGATATTCAATATAGAGAGCTTACTAAAGACGAAGACGGTAATTACGTTGTTCGTATTTGGAGAGACAACAAAGGTTGGGCTGTATGGCAAGAGATTTACCCTACACAAAGAGGTGATGCTTTAGATGGCATTCCGTTTATCGCTATGAGTGGTGAGGGGTTTAACTTTGAACCAGTCACATCTTCGATGTTGGCATTAGCCGATACAGGTATATCGTTATACAGAACATCAGCTGACCTAGAGCATGGTCGTCATTTCACAGCACTGCCAACGCCTTACGTTACAGGTATTGATTCTGATTCAGAATTAAGAATTGGCGCAGGTGAAGCTTGGATATTGCCCGACACACAAAGTAGCGCAGGTTACTTAGAGTTTAGTGGTCAAGGTCTTCAAGCATTAGAAAAGGCAGTGGAAGAAAAGCGCTCAATGATGGCTAGTTTAGGCGCACAGTTGCTACAGTCACAGAAAGCAGGTGTAGAGGCTGCAGACTCGGTTAGATTGAGACAAAACGCGGAAGCTTCAACATTGGTCAGTACAGTTAAATCTGTAGAGAGAGCAGTAACACACGCACTTCAGGTTATGGCAGAGTGGGAAGGTATTAAAGGTGATATTAAGATTACTCTTAATACAGACTTTGTTGATACCAAGATTGATTCTGCAGACATGACTTCACTTATGGGCGCTTGGCAGTCTGGGGCTATTAGCCATGAGACATTCTTATGGAATATGAAGAGAGGTGAGATATTACCTCCAGCGGTTTCAGTTGAAGAAGAGAAAGGCTTGGTTGACTTACAGGTTGGTGAACTTGATTTATCTGGTCACTAAATGTCAATCAATGATAAGGTACTTGACGAGATAACTGGTCATTCAGTCGATTTACAAAGACTGGAAACGACAGTTAAGAAACGTGTACTCAAGCAACTTAAAACACTTGAAGCAAACCTAGTAGATGAAATTAAGAAATCTACCGTATGGGGTGCTAAGATGCCCCAAACTCAAAAGAAAAGGCTCAAGGTTTTGCTTGACCAGACTCGTGAGACTATTAAAACTTCGTATGTACAAATTGCAAAGGATAGTCTTGACGAACTTTCACAAGTCGCTTCATTGGCTGAAGCACAAGCAGTAGCATCTCTTAATACAGCCATTAGTGCTGAACTAGCATCTACGACTATGAGCCGTGGAATGTTAAAAGCCATAGCGAGTGATACGATATTTGAAGGCGCACCATCTAAAGAGTGGTGGGCTAGAAGAGGTGAGGCATTTAGACTAAAGTTTTCTGACACAATCCGTACTGGGATGATGAAGGGTGAAACTACAGACCAAGTAATCTCTAACCTTATTGGTAAGAAAGTAAACAGATATAAGGATGGCGCTCTATATGCGAATTATAGAAGTGCTGATGCTTTAGTAAGGACAAGTATTCAGTCTATAGCAAATGAAGCTAGACTACAAACCTACGCTGAGAATGATGATATTGTTAAAGGTGTAGAGTGGGTAGCAACATTAGACAATAGAACTTCTCACACTTGCCAAAGCCTTGATGGCTTAACATGGGATAACAACCGTAAGCCTATTGGTCATAATATTTTGTGGCCGGGAGTAACCGCTCATTGGAATTGTCGCTCAACCCAAGTACCAATTATTAAGAGTTGGGAAGAGTTAGGGGCTAAACGTAAGATGAAAGAAATCCCCGAATCAACTAGAGCCAGTATGGATGGCCAAGTATCTAAGAAGAAAGGTTATGAAGAGTGGCTAAAGGGAAAACCTAAAGCATTTCAAGAAGATGTGTTAGGCAAGGGCAAACGCAAACTGTGGAAAGACGGCAAACTAGGCTTTAGTGATTTAGTTGACCAGAGTGGAAACCCGCTGACTTTGGGGCAGTTACAAAGCAAGTTGGGAATGGTTGATGATGTTGTCTTTGATGTGCCGTATGTGAACTTGGAAAAAAGTTATGATACAGCCCGAAAAGAAATACAGAAAACAAATCAAGGATGGGATAAGGATTTGAAGCGTGTTATGGGCGAGGAAATTACACCATCAAAGAATAACTTGGTTAGTATGAGAATAACAGGCGAAACTGTTGATGTTTTAAGTGAACAGGCTACAAAAGCATTATCAAAAGATAGTGTTAAGATACACATGGCTTTCAATCAGAAAAATCTAAAACAAGCCATAAGACAAAAAGAAGTTATGAATAGTCTCCAAACTGGGAAAGGCTCATACAAAACCGCAGGGATGGAAAGGATTGGGCTTGAGCAGGATGTGTTTGGTATAGACGACATAGACGATGTTACAAACTTCCCTAAGTATGGGTTTGTGGCATCTAAAGACAAGTTTGATTTTGATAGAATTGATGATTTTAAATACGGTGAGAATATTATCGTGTTTAAAGACTCGGTGAGAAAAAGAACAACCGTAACCTTTGGCGACTCTTATAATGGAAACGCAACGAGCGTTGGTCAGTCGTCACCACCATCTCCTATTAACAAGATTAATGAGGAGAGTTTCTACAGAAATTTTAGGCACACTACAGACACAACATATCAAGCCTCAGTAAACACGTTTAAAGAGGCAGATGACTTTATGGCTTCAGCTCATTATAAAGATTTGCTTAGAGTTACAAAGGGTGAGTATGTAGAAGCCCAGATATACGGAAAGCTAACCCTAGAGGAAGTTGAGTATATTTTAGTTAAAACACCAGCGTCCAAGAAGGCGATAGAGGCAGAATTGAGAAAGGCGGGAATCGATATTGAGGTAAGATTAAGATGAGTGATTTAATAATAACAAATGGCGATGAAAAACTGTATGTGTTTGATTATGTTGAAGGAGGTAGTAATCTACCTGTTTATGAATTAGTTAAAAACAAAAAACTAAAAACTAAAGCCGTCTATCCTGCGTGTTTACGTTTTATGCCAGATTCTGTGATAAAAGAAATAAACCTTTAAATATCTTAACTTTATGTAAAATACATAACGTCAGAGACAATTTAATAATTATTCGGAGAATAAAATGGACGACCCAAAGACATACACAGAAGAAGAATTTCTAGACCTACAAAACAAATCAGAAGAGACCAAGAAAAAGTTAGACGAGTTCCGTACTAACAATGTTAAGTTATTGAAAGATATGGAAACATTAAGCGCTAAGTTTGATGGTATCGATTTAGATAACTACAACGACATGCTTAAACTTCAACAAGACCAAAAAGATAAAACTCTTATTGACGCAGGCAAGATTGATGAATTACTAGAAGAGCGTACTAAAGCCATGATTAAAACACATGGTGTAGATATGGAGAAGCTAACAAGTGAGAACTCTGTTCTTCATAGTCAGTTAGCAGGTTTGGTTATTGATAGCGCAGTAAGAGATTCAGCAACTAAGGCAGGTGTAGTTGATACTGCTATTGATGATATTCTTTTACGTTCTAAAGCTGTGTTTACCTTGAAAGATGGTCAAGCTATCCCGCATGACGCTACTGGAAGTATTATTTACGGTAGCTCTTCAGCCGAGCCAATGACAGTAGAGGAGTGGGTTAAGGGTCAACAAGACGTAGCACCTCATTTATTCAAATCATCACAAGGTGGTGGTTCAGAGCATGGCAAATCTTTTGTCGGAGCAGGCTCTAAGGATATGACAGCATTAGAGAAGCTACAATACGGATTCGCTAAAAAATAGTTCCTAGGTAAAAAATCTCCATTTTTACCCTCTTTAGTTAGAGGGTTTTTTTGTCCGAAATCCCCCAATCCCCTAAGCCCCGATTAAGTTATTTCCCTTTTTCTTTTCTTTTATGTTATATTAGCGTCAACTCGCCATAGAATGGTGTGTAACCCTACATATAACCCGTGGTAATATAGTAGCAGAATATTTTTTTTACTGCCCTATAAAACTAATAAAGGGCATATATAGGAGATTCCATTATGGCATCTGTAACTCTTGCTGAATCAGCAAAACTTTCACAGGACATGCTTGTAGCTGGCGTTATTGAAAACGTCATTACAGTAAATCCTTTTTATGACATCTTACCTTTCCAAGCAATTGACGGTAATGCATTATCTTACAACCGTGAGAACGCATTAGGCGCAGCGGAGTGGACTGGCGTAGGTTCAACTATTTCTGCAGGTAAAGCGGCAGCAACATTTGATACTGTAACTTCTACATTGACAACATTAGTTGGCGATGCTGAAGTGAATGGCTTAATCCAAGCTACACGTTCAAACATTACTGACCAGAAAGCAGCACAAGTTGCTTCTAAGGCTAAGTCAATTGGTCGTGCTTATCAAGATAAACTAATCAATGGTGCAGGTTCAAGTAACCAAATCACAGGTTTATTGTCTTTAGCTACAACAGCACAAACTAAGACAGGCGCAACTAACGGTTCTGCTTTATCTTATGACTTGTTAGATGAGACTTTAGACAAAGTAACTGATAAAGACGGTACTGTTGACTACATGATGATGAACGCTCGTACGATTCGTTCTTACTACGCATTGCTTAGAGCATTGGGTGGCGCAGGCATCGGTGAAGTTATGACTTTACCTTCAGGCGTTCAAGTACCTACTTACCGTGGTATTCCAATCTTCCGTAATGACTACATCCCTGTAAACCAGACGCGTGGTTCAAGTTCAACTTGTACTTCAATTGTTATGGGTACATTAGATGACGGTTCAATGACACACGGTATCGCTGGCTTAACTGCTGCTGGTAACGCAGGTGTTTCTATTGAAGAGATTGGCTCAAGTGAGACTAAAGACGAGACTATTACTCGTATTAAGTTCTACAACGGCTTAGCTAACTTCTCTGAGAAGGGTCTAGCAATGTTAAACGGTATTAATAACTAATACAGTTTGATAAAATCCCCCTTGGTTTCATTACCTTGGGGGTACTTATTAAGGAAAAATTATGGCATTAGACGCAACTCCAAACGGCTCATCTTCGGATAGCTATGTTTCAGTATCAGACGCAGATGCCTACCACGCAACACATTTATACGCTTCAACATGGACAGGTGCTACAGAACCTAATAAAGAGATAGCCCTAAAGATGGCTACTCGTATATTAGATGAGAAGATTGACTGGTCAGGCAACAAGGCTTCTAGCACTCAAGCACTAGCTTGGGGCAGAACAAACGTATCTGATGACGGTTACAATGTTGATTCAACAATCGTACCACAACCCGTAAAAAATGCTACAGCAGAATTTGCTAGACATTTGATAGCGGCAGACCCAACAGGTGACGCTCAAGGTAAAGGTCTTGAAAGTATGAGTGTTGGCTCTATATCACTAACCTTTGATAAAACAGATACAGCAGGTGTATTGCCATCAATTGTTCAAGAAATGCTCAGAGGTTGGGGTTCTATTCATGCTCGTGCTAAGTTTAGCACTGTGGCGGTAGTGAGAAGCTAATGGGTCTTAGAGATGCGTTACTTAGCGCAGTAAGTTCAGCAATTACAGCAACAGGTGACATTGCAGAAGACTTAACCTATGTTATTAAAACGAATGCTAAGTATGATATATACTCAGGCAAGAAAGAAGCCACAGAGACTACTTATGCTTTAAAGGCTATTGTTAGTATTGTGGGTGCTAATGCTAAGACTGGTGAAATTGTATCAGGAAGCACTGGTGAATTAAGTGTTATGTTTGCCTCTAAGGGGCTTACGTTTACACCTAAAACCAACGATACTATCATTCGTAATTCAGAGCAATACAGCATCAATAAGATTGACACAGACCCTGCTAATGCTTCTTACACCCTAACAATCAGGAGAGTCGGATGAGTATTCAATCGTTTGGCGCTGAGTTAAACGCATTCAGTAAAAAAACTGGTGTTGAGGCAAATATAGCTGTTCGTAAAGTTGCTTTACAGATATTCGATGGCGTTACTGCAATGACACCTGTTGACACTGGTCGTGCCAAGGGTAACTGGAACTTGTCTATTAGCCACATGGATACATCTACAGATGATAACGCTTCAAGCACATCACAAGGTCGTCCTGCGAAAGCGCCAAGCTTGCGTACATACAGTGGCTTGAGAGATATTTACATAACTAATTCATTGCCTTACATCTTTGCATTAGAGCATGGTCATAGTGGCAAAGCGCCACATGGCATGTTGTCAGTCACAGTTAATGAAATAAGGTCTAGTCTAATATGAGTTTTGTTGATGAAAGATTAGCAATTGAAGATAGACTTCAAGAGTTTTGGAATTACACTGATATTGCTTGGGCTAATGTTGATTTTGACGTAC